AAAAAGGCGATTGAAAAAGCCAATGAAGCACAGCAAAAGGCACTAGAGGCCACGCAGGCTGAGACTCAAAAGATTTTGGAGCGCAACAAGCAGCTTCAATCCGAGATTGATCAGATCGGCCTTAAAACCGACACCTTGGCAGCGTATGAGGCGCAGGTTTACGACACAATTGCTGCCGAAGCAAGGGCCGCAGCTGAGACTGCCAGCATTGATGACCCGGCTTTGTTTGCAGAAAAAATGCGTCAAGCAGAAGCCGCTGAATCTACAGCCATGCTAATTCGCACCAAGTATGCAAAGTTGGCTACGCAACAGCTGCGCGACGAAAACCAAAAGGTATTCGACCAGTTCACTGATGGCATGCTGGACGCCTTTGGCAAAGTTCGCCTTGAGGGTGTAAGCCTTGCTGAATCGCTGTCCCGCGCGTTTGAGTCTGAGTTTGAAAAACTGATTCTGCGCCCAGTCATTAAGGCTGCATTTGAGGGCGGGGATATTAGCTCTGCAATTGGCAAAGGCTTTGATACCTACAACGATGTGTTTAACCGCGCCTTCACCAACCCATTGGGTAACGCCGGTGTGTCTGCAGCCAGTTCATTCGCTATGTCTGGTGCGGGCCGGTCGCTCGGGCTGTCTGAGTCTGCGGTATATTCCGCGCTGGATGGTGCAACTGGTGACCTCACTGCGGCTGGCTTGCAGTTTACCCAAGCCGCTGCGGTTATTGGCAAGGCAGCGCCATACTTCTCAGCCGTGTCCAACGCGATCAGTGGCAACTATGGGGCCTCAATTGGTGCAGGCATAGGCGCGTACTTTGGTGGGCCTGCAGGCGCCTTCATTGGTGAGATGATTGGTGACAAGCTGCTGGGTGGGCTGTTTGGCGGTAACAAAATATCTGCGCAGGACCTAACTGCAGACCAGCTCAAGCCCATCAGCGATGCAGTCACCCTGGGCTTTACCGACTTCATCAAAATGTTTGAGGGCACCGGTACCGCCAACTTCATGGTCAGTGGCAACACGGGCCGCCAAGGCGAAAACCCCAACTTCACACTCAGCACCGATGGGTATTCATCGCGCACGCGCTTTGGTGGTGACGGCCTTTTTGCCCAGGGCGAGATTGCCCTGAATGAGCAAAACGTGGCTGAGGAAGTCACCCGCGCCATGTTCGCAGCCCTGCAGCGCTCGGACTTTGCCGACAACATCGATAAGCTGTTTGATTCGCTTGACCCGCTCACCGCATCGTTTGCTGAGTTGAGTTTTGCCCTTGAAGGGGCCCGCGTGTTGGATGCGGTCAATGACAGTTTTGGGAAGCTGTCTGGCAACTTGGCTGCATTGTCTGGCGCTTCGCTTGAAACGCTGCAGGCCTTCTCCAATGCTGTGGGTGGCTTTGAGAATTTGGGCAATTCGGTTGCGCAGTTTAATCAACAGTTTTTGTCGGAAGACGAACGCCTGCGCTTGGAGATTGACTTGCTCAGCTCCACTGTTAAGCAGCTAGGTGTTGAGGTGCCGCAAACCCGCGACGAATTCCGCAAGCTGGTTGAGGCTCAAGACCTGACCCAACAGGCAGGCATTCGCGCATATGGGTCTCTGCTGCAAATGTCTGGCGCTGTTGACCAGGTGTTTGACCAGCTGGAAGCCCGCGCAGAGCAAGCCGCTGAGGAATCACGCCGCGTCTCTGAAAAAGCCGCTGAGGATGCCCGTCGCATTGCAGATGAGCAAACCGCCCAGGCCCAAGCCATTGCCAACCAGCGTATTGGGCTGGAAAACCAGATTCTGCAATTGATGGGTGACACAGCCACCCTGCGCGAACGTGAGCTGGCAGCCCTTGAGCCAGCCAACCGCTACCTGCAAGCCCACATATTTGCCCTGCAGGATGCTGCCCGTGCACAGCAAGAGCGCAATCAAGCTTTGGAGATTGAACGCCAAGCCTTGGAGCGTGTGGTGGGCCTTGGTAAATCCATTGCCGATTACGTGCGTGGTTTGTCGGCCAATGATCCAACACTCACGCCACAGCAGCGCCTGCAAAGTTCCAGTTCTGAATTTAACCGCTTGCTGGCTTTGGCCCAAGATGGCGATGAAAACGCCTTGCAACAAATCACCGGTGCGTCCGATCAGTTCCTTAATGCCGCGAGGGAATTTTATGGTTCCACGGGGCCCTTCCAAGGCATCTTGGAGAATGTGAAGGATGCGCTGCTGGACTTGCCGGCGGTTCAAACGTATGAGCAGCAAACCATTTCCTTGCTGAAGGACTTGGTTGCCCAGTTTGCCGCATTCAATGATGTGGTCACGATTGATATTGCGGTGCTGGCTGAGTCTGAAATCACCAAAGCAATTAAGTTTGTAAGCGACACAGACTTATTGCCGCCTGACTTAAAGCAGCTTGCCCTGGCTGACACCTTGCCATCAGTTACCCGCACCGTTGCCGCTATTTTGGGCGATGACACGGAGACGCAAACCGTTAAGCGATTGGCGCTGGATACCTTGGGCGCGTCGGTCAAGACGATCAACGGTGCCTTTGGCAATGATGCTGAAACGGTGGCTGTTAAAACATTCACCATTGGCCAGCTTGCATCCACCCAAAAAACCATCACGGCAATTTTGGCCAACGATGCCACTACGCAAGAGGCCAAGCGTTTGGCCCTTGAGGGGCTTGGAGTAGGGCAGCGGTTTATTGAGGCGATTATTGCATCGAGCACTGCGCCTACGCTTAAATCACTGTTGCTTGATGACACCAGTGTAATTGCGCGTGCCTTTGCCATATCAGCCACGGTGGACCGCACAAAGTCTGACCCTGCGCTGATTGATGCAGTGCTGAATGAAAGTAGCTCCTACGCTTTGAAGTTGGATGTTGCTTTGGCAGACGGCCTGATTTCAGCCGATGAGCGCTTGGTGCTGGAAGCCCAAAAGGGCGTGGTTGATAAAACCGTGAATGCCTTGGCTTCAGGTGGCAACTTAACCGAAGACCAACGGGCGATCATTCGCGCTGTGAGCGGCACGGTTGGCCAAACGGTGGAGGCCTCTGTGGCCTTTGCCAACTCATTGAGCCCAGATGGCGGCATTCTGGCTTACAGCCGGGCAGAGGTTGCAGCCGCCTACTTTTCTAATGGCAAGTATTTAAGCCACTGGTTGTCTGACATTGCTTCCTACACCATGTGGAGCGCTGGCCACTTGGAGGCCATCCGCAACTTGGCAACAAACGGGGCCGTCGTTGTGCGCTCAGAAAACCGCAGCGGTAGCGCTGTGGGCTTTTTTGCAGACGGTGGCTTGGTAACCGGCCCCGGCGGCCCACGCAGCGACTCGATTGCTGCATACCTTTCTAACCGTGAATATGTGATGCCAAACTCGGCCGTAGAGCAGTTTGGCGTTGGTTTCATGGACAACATCAAGAAGGGCATGATGCCGGTGATGCCGGTGCCTTACATGGCCCCGATGGGTGGCAGCCAAGGCAATATGGTGCGCGAGGAAAGGTCTTCTGAAATCTTGGCCGAAATCCGCAAATCCAACCAGCTGACCTCGGCCCAAATAAGATTGCTGCAAGCCTCTGCCATTCAAGCGACCAAGGACAACTCCGCATTGCAAGACGAAATGCGCGAAGTTAAAACCAAACTGGGCAGGCTTGAGGAAGCTTAAAGCATGCGCATTTACCTGATTGAAATTACAGCGGCTATTGATGCGCTAGGCACCACCACGGTTTTGCGTTATGCATCGCGCGATTACACCACTGAGCCCACTGACACACCACCCAACACCGAGTACCAAGACAGGCTCAAACAACCTGCCTTGGTGCGTCGGGACATGTTTGCAAATGGCACCACAGGCGGGGCAAGTCGGATTGGTTTTGGTGAGCTGATTTTATCCAACGTGGATGGCGGACTGGATTTTTTGCGCAACTACGGTTTTGATGGCCGCCCGCTGGTGGTCAAAGTGGGTGACCCAGACATGGGCTTCACAAGCTTTCAAACCGTACTGACTGCAACCATGGATTTGGTCGAGCTGGATTCAAAGTCTGTGCGCATCCGCATTCGTGATCGCCAGTTTGAGCTGGCTGATGCCCTGCAAGACAATCGCTACCTGGGCACCGGCGGCCTTGAGGGTGGGGCTGATGTTGAGGGCAAAACAAAACCCTTGGTGTTTGGACAAATTTACAACGCCACGCCTGAGCTGATAAACCCAGCCCTTTTGATTTACCAAGTTGCAGACAATGTGGCCACAGTGCAATCCGTGTATGAAGGGGGTTTGGCATTGACTGCAGGGCCAGCCTATGCCAGCACCGCGGACTTGCTGGCCACTGCACCAGCGGCAGGGCAGTACCGGGCATTTGAAGGGTATATCCGTTTAGGGTCCAGCCCCGTGTTTGCAATCACGGTGGACGCTGTTGAAGGTGCATTGGCTGCTGACCGCACTGTGGCCCAAATCCTCAAGCGCATGGCCTTGCGCGTGGGCATTCCCTTGATTGACATCGATGCTGCGGATGTGACTGCACTGGATTTACTTAACAATGCGCAGGTGGGTATTTATGTGCAAGGTGAGACCAGTGCGTTGCAGGCAATGGATCAAATCGCCCAATCCATTGGGGCTTATTACGGATTTGACCAGGTGGGCAAATTGCGGATGGGCCGCCTTTCTGCGCCAATGGGCATGCCCGCCGGGCTGATTGATCAGGAAATTGTGCTGCGTGAATCCCTGCAACGCAGGCTCACCAATGACTCCGACCGAGGCCTGCCTGCATACCGAGTCAACCTAAGCTACCGGCGCAACTGGACGGTCCAAGACCGTGGCCAATTGGCTGGTGCCGTGCTTGATTTGAGGGCCTCTGAGGTTGCCCAGGCTGAACGATCGGTGACAGCAGAAAGCGCAAGCGTGCTGCTTAAACACCCACTGTCACCTGAGGTGGTACGCACCACATTGCTGATTGATAAAACCGAAGCCACCACCGAGAGCAACAGGCTACTTGGCTTGTACAGCGTGCAGCGTGAAATCTATGAGGCCACTGTTTACCTGGACGACGACCTCATTGCCGTGCTGGATATTGGCGAAGAAATCACCCTGCAGTACCCACGCTTTGGGCTTGATGCAGGCAAAGACTTTGTGGTGCTGGGCCTTGAAGTGGATTACCAATTAAACCGTGCTCGATTAATTATTTGGGGTTAGAGGGCCATGGCCAATGCGATATTAAGTTTTCCGAACAGGGGTGATACTGCAACCCTTTCGGGGGGTAGCTTTGCCCTGCCTATTACCAATCTGCAAAACAGGCGCTTGAAGTCTTATGCCCGCACCAACACAGCAGCTGATGGGCAGTTTGTAATCAACGCGGTGTTTTCTGAACCAAAGGCTATGCGCCTGATCGCCTTTTCGCGCCACAACTTTTCTACCTTGGCTACCTACCGCTTGCGCCTGTACTCCGATGCGGCAATGACTGTGCTGGCCTACGACACTGGCCTGCTGCCCGTGTTTGATGTGGTGTACACCGAAGAAAGCGAGACTTGGGACAGCGGCAACTTTTGGGATTTGACCCTAAGCGCGGATGACCGGGAAGGCCTGCGGGCATCCCTTGAGTGCCTGCTACCCGAAACCTACACAGAGCATGCCTTTAAGTTTGAGCTTTTTGATTCCACCAACATGGACGGCTACTTGCAGGCTGGGCGCTTGTTTGTGGGCTCAGGCTGGCAGCCCGTCTATAACATGGCCTATGGCGCATCAATCCAGTTTGAGGAACGATCCCTACACGACGAAGCCGATGGCGGCACTGAGTTTCACGATGAACGGGAAGACCCCCGCGTGGTGCGCTTTAACTTTCCTCGCACCCGTGAAGACGAAGGCATGGGCATGGGTTACGAGCTGATGCGCAAGCAAAGCACCACCAGAGATGTGTACTTCATTTGGAACCCAGACGACAAGCTGAACCTGCAGCGGCGCTCGTTCTTGGGCCGCCTTCGATCGCTGAACCCACTTGAGCATGACTTTTTTGACAACATCGCAACCCAATTTGAAATTAAGGAGCAACTGTAATGGCATCCGTATTTTTTGACCCAGCCGTGGGCGGCAATGGCAGTACCGTCTCTGATGATGCAAACCCAGCAACCGGCTTGCGTAGGGGCGGTTACTTAACCCGCTTTGTGCCCGCCTTGGTGCAGTTTGTAGCCATGGCCTTTTTTGCAAAAGGCAGGGCAGAGGCTGCAGCCACCAGTGCTGCGAATGCTTCAGGTTCGGCCTCAAGCGCCCAAGCCCAACGCGATGCTGCGGACCTGGCCAAGGTTGCGGCACAGCAAGCCAAGACCAGCGCCGAAACTGCACGCGATGCAGCTCAGGCCTTTGCCGGTTTGGCTCAAGCCACCAACCCCCTTGAAGCCCTGCAGGTAAACAAGCGCACGGTTAGCAGCAACCAAACACTGGCCCCCGGCTTTAACGCGGTATCGGCTGGCCCCATCGAAATACCAAGCGGGGTCACGGTTGTGATTTCCGAAAACTCAACATGGAGCATCGTCTAAATGTCAGACCTCAAAGTAAACCGAATCAGTCCGCAAACAGGCGGCGTCATTGAGATTGACGGAAGAATCGTATTCACTCAGCCAATCCCCGGTGTGCAGTACGCCCCAGTCAATGACATTGGAGTGCCTGGCGCGCAAGGCTTTGGCGTGGGTATTTCGCCTAACACCTATGCGGGCTTTACTGCACTGTCTGGCACATTAGACCCAGCCTCAGGCAACTACGGCAACTATCAATATTCTGATGGCTCTATCATGTGTTGGATTCCAGCCTTCTGGTACAAGGTGGGCACAGGCTCCAACGGGCTTGCAGTCAATCGCATTGATGTAAAGCCATTCACCCAATACGCCAGCATTGGCGCCGCGGCTGCTGCAGGCTACGCTTTGCCCCGTGCATTTTATGAGGGCGGCATTGTCAAGGCTGGCTTTTTCATGGACAAGTTTTCATGCGCCAACAACAATGGCATTGCGTCCAGCATCAAGGGCTTGTCGCCCCTCTCGACTGCAATTGACCGCAACCCCATCTCAGCCCTCACCGGCACCCCCGCAAACAACTACGGAGGCACACTGGCTGCTGCAAAAACACGTGGGGCAGTATTTCACACGGCTTCTATTTTCCAAATGGCTGTGTTGTCGATTTTGGCCAAGGCCCATGCGGATGCATCCACCAGTACAGTGTTCAATGCCTGGTACCAAGTGGGTGCAAACTTTCCCAAGGGCAATAACAACAACGCTGGCATGCAGGACGTCAATGACCCTTTGCTAACCTTCCGCAAAGTGATTGAAGAAGACCCGACTTACTATGCGGCCTACAACGGTTCGGGTTCTGTGCTGGCCAAAACTACCCACAACGGCCAAGAAAGCGGTGTGGCTGATGTAAACGGCAACGTGTCGAACGTCACAACCGGCTTCACCAGCGATGGCACAAACTTCTACATTGCTGGGGTCGATCAGGTTCAAAACAACTTCACCGCTGCCAATGCGTTTGGGGCCCCTGCGGGCTGGATCAATGTGGGGCCAACCTTTGGCTTTGCGGGTAATTTCAACAACCCCGCCCAATATGTTCAGCGTTTTGGCAACGCGGCAAACCAAGTGCTTGAGGAAGAAACAAGCGGTAACTTGTGGCTGCAGGCCAGCGCAGCCATTCCGCGCCAACTGGGCGTATCGGTTGCCGGTACCAATGAGTTTGGTTCTGACTTCGCGTTGGATGGAGTAAACGGTAACGTTAACATGCTCGCCCCGATTCGCGGTGGCGGCTGGAGCCATGGCTCTGGCGCGGGTGTCTTTGCGTTGGTTCTGAACAATTCCTCGGCCAACTCGGCCTTCAACGTTGGGTTTCGCGCCTGTTCATTCGGTGCTTTGTAAGCAGGGCGATAGCCCGGCGCTTGTTTAATTGGGCATTCGGATTTTCTTTTGCAGTAAGGTCCTATGGGTTTACACAGCGAGTCAGCTCTGAATATGAAAATGGTGGATTTGGCCAAGCAACTGAATCTGTACTTGAATCATTTTCCAAAGCATGAAAAGTACGGTATTTGCCAGCAAATCCGCAGCTGCTTATATGACGTGTATGGCTTGATTGTTGAAGCCCAAAAGCGGTACCACAAAAAAACCACCTTAACCAACTTGGATATTGAACACGAAAAGCTAAGGTGGTTTTGTTTTTTAAGCAATGAACTTGGGTACTTTGAATTCTCAAATGGTCAGCGCGACCAAGAGGGGTACAAAAGGTACCTAGTGATTTCAGCGATGGTGGATGAAGTTGGCCGGATGATTGGCGGCTGGATTCAGCATCAACGAGAACAGGAAGGGTCTTGACATGCTCGCCCCGATTCGCGGTGGCAACTGGAACAATGGCTCTAACGCGGGTGTCTTTGCGTTGAATCTGAACAATTCATCGGCCAACTCGAACATCAACGTTGGGTTTCGCGACTGCATGCACACAAAAGCATTACAAGGCTCACACAGCGAGTTGCTGAAAGTGCACACAGGGAGACACCTTTCTGGGGCTTTGCCCGAAATCGTTTTGCGCAGCCCTTTCTCGTACTGGCCAAGTTGGCCGGGAGCGTCAGGGCTGTGAGACGTGTATCCAACCTTTGGGAAAACATTTGCAACAAGGACGCACTTTACCGGGCGTATTTAGTGGCTAGAAGGGGAAAGCGCCGCAACCATGCATGCCACAACTTTGAGCGCAGGCTGGGCGCGCACATTGACAGTCTTTATGAGGAGCTAAGCGATGGCACCTACAAGCCCCACCAGTCCAACTGCTTTTATGTGTATGAGCCCAAAAAGCGACTGATTGAAGCCCCGGCGTTTCGCGACCTGGTTGTGCAGCATGCCTTGTATGCGCAAATCATGCCCGTGCTGGACCGCAAGTTTTTCCCTACCTCGTTTGCATGCCGCGTTGGGCTTGGCACCCACAAGGCAGCTGACTACGTACAAGACATGATGGCCAAAAGCCCGCGCACGGATTGGGTGCTTAAAGTCGATTGCAGAAAGTTCTTTTACTCAATTGACCATGCTGTGTTGGCAAAGCAATTTCGCAGCTTTTTTAAGTGCGAAAAAACCTGCCAGCTTGCAGAGCTTTTCATGTACCGCAAAGAAGGCGTGGGCGTACCTATTGGCAACCTAATGAGCCAAGTGTTTGGCTTGCTTTATCTCAATGAACTGGATCACCACATCAAAAGGGTGCTGAAGGTTCGCTATTACGCCAGGTATGTTGATGACTTTGTAATGATGTGTAGCACGCAAGAGCAGGCCCAGAGCCTGTTGCAGAAAATCACCGAATACTTAAATTCAAAGCTCAAGCTGGGTGTGTCCAAATATTCAATAACCCCGATGCACAAAGGGGTCAATTGCTTTGGGTATCGCACCTGGGCAAGTAAAAGATTTATAAGAAAGCGATCCCTGTTTTTAGCGGCACGCCGATTAAAAAAGGGGAATATCCGCGCCTTTATTTCATGCCTTGGGCACGCCAAACGGACGTGCTCAAAAAACCACCTCATCAATTTAGCAAGGAGCTGCAATGCCTATTTATCAATACCGCAAAGTCTCAGACCAGTACACAACCCACACGCTGCGCCTTAATCCGTCGCAAGTAAATCAAGAGCTGTGCACCGTTGCTGGTGTCACATACCACTTTGTGGAGGGCGAGCTGCCCGAGCAAACAGGCATTACTGACTTGGCGGAAGCCACTGTTGACCAACCACTCAAAGCAACAATTCGCGCCCACAGCAGCGCCATCCAGCGCATCGATGCCCAAGTTGTGGGTTTGATTCGCTCACGCTATTCGATTGACGAAGAGCTGTATTTGGCCCGAATCGCGATTGGCTCACAAGCCGGGCTTTACACGCTTGAGCCGGGAGAGGGCGAGGCAATTCAAGCCTTTGGAGACTGGGCCGAAGAGTGCCGCCAATGGGGCCGCGCTGAGCGTGCGAAGTTTGGTTTGTAAATAACCGGGGGTGCTTATGATCTTTAAAACCAATCTCATCATTCCGAAATCACAAAGGGCCGCAACTGTCGGCCCTTTTATTTTGATGCGTCCTGGTAGTGAAAATGATCTGCCCTTGTATCACCATGAGCTTGAGCATGCCAAGCAATGGTGGATTGCAACCTTCGCCGGGTTCATTTTGATTGCAGCCTTTCTTTTTGCTGCTGACGCGAATGGCTATGCGGTTGATCAAAAATGGGCAGCGACCACCTGCGCTTGTTCGATCTTCATACACGGAACCTTGTATCTGGTGTCCAGCCGGTACCGCCTTTGGGCTGAAGTGCAGGGCCACAGGGCAGAGCACTACCGCGACAACCGGCGGCTTATGCGGTTGGCTGGCAACCTGTGCACCAATTACCGGGTGGATATCAGTTATGAACAAGCACTGAGTTTGATCCGAGGGTATTCATGATTGACCAAAAGTTCAAGGCCTTGGCCAAGTCGGCTGAGGCCTTTCGTTTTTTAGAGCCCCTCAAAGCCGCCATGGCTCTGCATGGCATTGACACCCCTCTCAGGGTTAGCCACTTTCTGGCCCAG